TCAACGATTGATTCTGGATCTTGTGTGTCTTCGACAAACTTCATCCATGCCCCATAAGTTGACAATCTATCTTCGTACTTGTCAAGGGTGTTTGCATATTGCGATCTTATCGCCTGCAATCTTGTGTTAACTAAACTCATTTTTTAAGTTTTAAATTATTAAAAATTATTTATTTTGCCGTTTATGTTTACCCTTGACAATCGCGGTCTTGTTCAAAAATACAAAAAATTATTTGATTGGCAAACCTTTCATATGTTGCGCAAACAATTCATCCATTTGTTTTCGGTATTCAATCGACCGTTTTGACAAGCCTTTTGAAATCAAATCGCTTTCAATTGCGGTCATCAATTGGCTTTGTGTTTTTGCCGATGAAATTGAAGCCGAAGTCATTAAAGGATTCGGATTGTTCAAATCACGTTTGTTCGGATCAACACCGCCCCCCGTCGCGTCTTTCTTTGCAAGAACCGATTCCAATCTTGTTCGAAGCAATTGTTCAGCCTTCATGTTTGCAAGATTCTTGTCACGAATTGGAATGTCACCGTCGTAAAAAGTCACCGTTCCGTCTTCCATCACTTTTGCGCTTGATGTCAATGAAGCAATTAAATTGTTCACATGACCGTCAACCAAATCCTTTGGCAATCCTTCGTTGAAAGTTAATCCAGACAACGCCTTTGTCAACGTCGATTCAATTTGTCCCAATCTTGATTTTTCTTTGAAACCATCGATTTGACCCGTTAATTCTTTTATTCTTGTTTCTGTATCAATTTGTAGTGAATCGTACAAACTTTTAAAATGATCATTCGCGGACCCGTTTTCAATCTTTGCGTTTAATTCTGAAATGATTCGATCTTTTTCAGCCAAAACCGATGGATCGTTTGCGTTCGCTAATTGTTTCAACTTTGCCGTTTCTTCCTTGAAAAAATTATAAGTTTTCACACCATCGGGACGTTTCTTCCCAAACGCTTCTTCAAAATCGTTGTCATATCCTTGATGTAATTCACCGATTGTTGTCTTGATTTTGTCGTTCCAATGGTTTTCGGCGTGATTGTTCAACAACGATTGACCGCTTTCCGATGCTTTGAATCCTTCAATAAATTGTTCTTTCAATTCCGCGTTGTTTTCAAATGCTTCGTTGATCTTGTCAATGTTTAATTCGTCCATAAATTACTCTTTTTTATGATTTTGTTTGTTTTAGATTTCTGTTTTTGGTTCAACTTTTTTTGTTGCTTTCTTTTTCGGCGCAATATAAAGGGGATCATGTAAAACAAATAAATTTGTATATCCCAATAACGCCAAATAATTTGGAGCTTTCGCGCCCTTCTTTCCTTTCCCGCCGATCTTTGTGATGTAATCGTTTTGATTCATCTTGATTATTGACGAACGAACGTCATATTTTTTCAACGATGGACGGTGAACATCTTCAATCAATAAGATGTGATAAAACCTTGCTTCGGCTTCATTGATTTCGGTTGGAACCTGCACGTCGCTCCATGCGGACGCGCCTTTTTTACAATCTTCTAATTTGTTAGGCTTCATTTGTTTCTGTTTTTGTTTGGTTTGTAATTATGTTATTTGCATCTTCCAACGAATATCCCAATGTTTTAGTCAAAATACTAATCGCTGAATCCCTATCCATTTCGTTGTTTAAAACGGCTTTTGATATGTCAACAACGCTTGTTAAACTTCCAACTAATGATCTCAAAGGATTATCAACCGCTTTCGTTTCATCCTTTATAATGTAGGAATTCAATATTTCGGTAATATTATCAATTTTTTTGTCGAAATCCAAATCACGACCAAAATCAATAATGTTTGTGTTCTCGCGTTCAAACCTTGCAATGTAGTTTGAAAAACGCGCTTTGATTGTATATTCATCCCTTGTCATCGCTCCATCGGTCAACAATCCTTTTGATTCAGCAACCGTCTTGTGTGGTTCGGGATTCAAATTGTAAAGTGTCCACGCCCGTTTGATTCGGTCATCGTTCCCTTTGTATTTTGTTTCCAGGATTTGACGATATATTTGGTCCACTTCCTCGTCTGGTTCGCCGTTCAATTTTGCGTTTTTATATTCCTCCATTAAGTCGTTAACCGACTTCAAAAAGAATTCATCGCCATAAAATACAACGGAAGACAAAAACTGATCGCCATATTTCAAACGCGCAACCGTATCGTTCGCGAATTTATTAATCTTTTCTAAACTTGACGCAATGATCAACAACACGTTTCGCCTTGATTCAAACGATCCGAAAACTTGTTTTTCATTCACGGATTGATTGTCCAAAACAGACGCGCTTGTTCCAATCGTCACCGATCGAACTTTGTCAGCGTATTCATTAATCTTATTTTTAACGTATTCAAGTGACTTCGTGTCTGGTGTTGTAATTTTAACGGGATCAGACAAATTCGGGTCTTCGTTCGATTGTGGCGCGGGAACTTCATAAAATGTTCCTGGACCCATTTCAACGCGGTTTTCACACGCTTGACATTTGACTTGATTCGTTTTGATTATTTCAATACCGTTTTCCCAAACTGTATAGTCGTTTTTTATATATCCATCTTGACACCCTTCGAAATTACAAAGTTCTTCGTATGCTGAAATGATTGGAAATGTTCCGTATAAATCGGCATATTCTTTGAAGGTATCGAATGCAAGATATCGATCCAATGTGGACAAAACGTCCGTCAATGGCGATTTCTTTTCAATGGTATTACTTGCGTTTAAATTCTTATCCCAAAAATATGAAGCGGGACAATAACCAAGTCCGTGAACTTGATCAACAACCGCATCGCCAACAATTTGATTCCCGTCGGTTTTGTAAATCTTATATGATTCGTCATCATAAACCGCGATCGTGTCTTTGTTGATTGTGAAAATAATGTGTTGAACCGTTCCGTTTTTATCTGATTCGATGTCAATAATATTTGAAACATCAACGAAATAATAATATGGATTCGGTGTCGATCCCGTTTGTTCGGTTGGAATGTCCACAACCAAAACGGAATTGATTGAGTATTTTAATTGTTCAAAACCGATCGTTTTGAAAAAGTGTTTGTCGTTTAATTCGTTTCGTAAATAGTCGACAAATTCTTGTGACAAGTCTGGATTCGAAAATTCATAGTTGAAAAACGGATTTTGACCGTCGAAAACTCTTTGATATTCCGTGAAGATGTCTTGTGTTATTTCAAGCGAAACAACGGGAAACCGCAACAATTGAATGAATCTTTGATATTTGTCATCAGTCAAATAAGACTTGATCCAAGCGAACAATTCATCAAACGCGGGATTTGATCGAGCGTTTTCAATTTGTGTTTCACTATGAAGTTTAAGCCGATTTTGATGACGGACCGCGTTTTCTAATTGTTTTCTTTTTGGTCTGTCCTCCAATATCGATTGGATTTGTTTTTTTTCTAATGACATTTTTTGAAAATTCAAATTCAGAATCGTTCGGAAGTGACCAAACACTATTTTTCAATGAAAGAATGTTGACGGCGTGTCCATAACTAAATGTCTGGACACGACCGCCTTTTTCTTTAAGTTTTATAAACTCAAACATATTTTATAATCCCGTTAATGGATCGAAATCAGTTGGCACAGAAATTGCCTTGTACTTTGACCAATCCTTTTTAATGTTGAAAGAAACCGCTGAAGCATCTTTTGTCGCGAATCCTTCATTCCCTTGATCACCTACAAAGAAACTTGAAATTGGAATCCCTTCAAAAACACCCGTTGTTTTTTCCCAAAGAATGATTTTTCCATCTTCGTTGAATAAATAAACAACAAGATTCTTTTCACATCTAAGTTTGAAAAGTGCTTGAATCACTTCTTTGTTCATTGATTTGAACATTCCCGCGAATGAAGACGCATTGACACCAACAAGTTCGGATTCACCGTTCAATGTTGAATTGTCCCCACCTCCGTTTGTGATCGCTTCACCTGGTGTGATTACCGCTTCAAATACGAATGGAGTCACAACAATGTGAGTGTCGCCCGTTGCGGAAGTTCTTGTTTGCCAATCAGCCAACAAAGTGACATCATTTCCCGCAGTACCGTCGAACTTGTCGCCCGCCCTTTGGATTGCAAACTTTTGAATTTGTAGAATATTCTCTGGACACGGTTGTGCAGGAATGTCGCCGATCGCGGTTGGTGATGGGCATAAACATGATAATGACATATTTTTAAATTTTAAAAGTAAATAATTACTTCGATCGCCTACCCATAAACCAAACCGAAACGTATTTTGTAAATATACAAATTTTTTATATAAAAAAAAGTATTAATTTTTTAGCAATGTTTAATTCAATGCGATTGTTTCAAATGAATATCGTTTTTTTAGCAATTCGGACAATTCGTCAAACGTCAATTTGATTACCATTGGATAATTCAAACCCGACAAATGAAGACACGATCCGTCATCGTCAAACGAATGGCAAACATAATGATCAAGATTGAATTCGAATTCATCCCACCAAGACGTTTTCTTGTCGGTTGCTTCGTCAATACTTATGCAAAGTATTTTTGTTTTTATTATCATTTTAATTGCGTCGTTTAATTCCTCTTTTTAGCGGTTTTATTAAATAACGATTGACCGCATAACATAAATTATCAAGCTGGTCATCGTGTTTTCCGTTCGGAAATGAAATCACCTCCGAAATGAATTGATCATTCCAACCCCCTTTTAAAAGTTTTACTTTGCCCCCATGAACGGAAGGTGTTGAATCTTCAGCGCGGGACATTTTCCCCATTGCAACAACCTTGTTTGATAACTCAACGCAGTTGTATCCTTTTTTCGCCAACATTGATTTGATACTTTTTCCACTTGCCTTTGGTTCAATATAAACAATTCCTTTTGATTTGTTGAAGTCAACCGCTAAACAATATTTGTCTATTTGCTCAAGCAATTCAAATAATTCAAGCCTATATGTTGACGAATCCGTGATCAAAACATTTTCGTTGTTATGCTTAACGGACATGATCGCGGTTGGATCGTTTGATGTTTTTGTTGTATATGCGCCATCGATAAAAATGTCGTGTTTATACGTTCCGCTAACTATTGGAACAATGTCAAACCATTCACGTTTGAACAAATTCCCCATTGCGGAAGTTGGTCTTTGCTGATACAAAGAATTGAACGTCATTGGATTGTTTTCGCGTCGTTTCCTTATTTCAATCGCTGAATGTTTTTCCTCCCACAACGCTTCATCGATTTGTCTTGGATCGTCAATTTCAACCGCTTCAATCAATGGCGGTGTTGATTCTTTCAAACAAGGAATTGCGACAACCTCCCATTCTTCCGATTCTTCAGCTAAAATACGACCTGCAAGATCGTCTTCGTGCCACCTGGTGAACAACAACAATTGTTTTGATTGATTGTGAAGCCTTGTTTTAAATACGTCAACATACCAATCCCAAACGCCATTTCGTATTGTTTGAGAATTCGCTTCTTTTCGGTCTTTATATGGATCATCAATAATCCCAAGATCAACAGACGTCCCCGTCAATGACCCTCCAACACCAACCGTTTTCAAAAACCCACCGTGTCCGACAATTTCAAAAACGCTTGAATTCCTTAATGCACCCTTACGAATATCGGTTGAAACATTTTGACCATTCAATTTTGTGTTATTGAAAACTTCTTGATATTCGGTGTCATCAATGATTGTTTGAATGTTTCTGTTGAATGTGCTTGCAAGGTCTGAACTGTAAGAACACAAAGCGATTCGAGTGTTTGGATTCCTTCCAAGTGCAAACGCGGGAAATCTTCTTGAACTCAATTCACTTTTCCCGTGTTGTGGCGGGACAAAAATCATTAGTTTATTTTTTCCAAGTGTTCCATCAATTAAGGCGGTTAATTTATCACAAATGATTCTGTGAAACCATCTTAACTCATAGTCTTGTTTTGTATATTGAACAAAATGTTTTAAATCAACCCTTGATTTTCTTTTCAAAAGTTCTTTCAACATTTTTATTTGTTCAATTTTTTCTAATCTATCCAATTTTATTTTTTAGCGTTTTTATTCTTGATTCAAGTTCGTCATCCGTCATTGATTCCGTGATGTCCAAAGTTGTTTTGTTAACTTCTTGTTTAACCTTGTCCGCCCAACCGAAACGATTCTTCATGTTCATATAAAAAAGCGTTGCGCTGAAGTCTTTATTTTCTAAGTTTTTACGTCCTTTTTTTTCCCACCAACAGTTTGAAAACACCCTTCCTTGTTTTATGGTTTCCGAAAACTCTGGTTCCTCTTTGAACCAACGATCCCATAAATCGTTCGAAAAACTACCCTTCCAACGCCAGATCATTGCTTTGATTTCAACGTCGGACGCGCCTTCAGAATACTCACCAAGAATCAAATCAAACCAATCGGTTGGAAATTTTTCTTTTGCTTCTTGGAATGTTTCTTTTGGTCTTCCGCCTAAATTCATAATTCGATTACTCTTTTCGATTCATTCAAATATAACTATTTAGATCGAAATATCAAAAGTGACGCATAGAAACCCGAATTGACGCATAGGTGACGCATAGACCCGTTTTTTGACTTAAAGTTTTACTTTAATCCGTCTAGGGGTAAGTATCTCTTTATTAGTTCTTTATATCTTTATTTCTCTTTTTGACGGATAAAAACAGTAAAAATAAAAGAAAAGGAAAAGAGAAAGACAAAGTATATAGGGTAATAGGGAAAAAATAAGCGTCAACGCGCTTGGAATATAGTGAGAGTCGAACCCGAACCCCTTGACGGGTCATTTTTTAAGCGTCACGAATCGACGTTCTAAGCGTCATTTGATCATAAACAAGGCAAAAAAAAACGCCACCTTCAAAAAGTGACGCTTGATTTGACTTGCGTTTTTAATTTTATTTATTGATCCATTGATCGATTTGTTCTTTTATTTCGAAGATATTGAAATCATTTTCGTTTGCTTTTATCCATGCGTAGAAAATCACCCAAACGGCAAACACGAACCAAAACGAATATTTCACAACGGGATCGTTGTTCAGCTGATCAAGTAATAACCATAATGCGATCCAAAACGAAACTTCGAATCGTTGCGGTAGATTATCTTTTGATATGACGTTTCTTTTCATGATAGTTGATTTTTTGAATGACAAAATTATGTTTTATTTCGTATCGATTGAATAGTTTATGAAATTCTTTTAAATTTATTTTTTCGTCTTCCGCCAATTGGTTTTGCTTTTCAGTTGTTTTCAATCGGTGTCTGTTGGCGCATCGTGAAATCACATCACGACGCAACCAACAAGTTTTTTTATTAAAATGCAACATCGACCGCTTCATATTTCGATAAAGTAATTGAATTGAAGACTTTTTCGACACCATCGACCCCCATCCATTTACGACCACGCAAGTTGATGTAAGCCTTTATTTCAGTTCCGACTTGTAAGGATTGGATTTCGTCCGCTTTGTCCTTTACAACCTCTAAATTTAGCGTCTGTGGATATTCCCCGTCCTTTACTTCAAGCCATAATTCAGCTTTTTTGAATCCTTTCGATCCGAATGTTTCAACTTTCCCGATTTTGATAATCTTTCCTTGTATTTCCATATTTATTGATTAATTAAATTGTTTTATATGTTTGCTCCAACTTTCGCCAGGTGTTTAATTGAATTGAAAAGTTCTTTGATTTCGTTTTTCAATTGTTGTTTTTCGCTTTGTTCGTCTTTCAATTGTTGTTTTGAATGTTCAACTTCTTTTTTCCATTCGCCGTTGAATTTCATAACCGAATCAACTTCTTTGTTCAGCCTTGTCAAATTGATCAATCGTTTTTCAGCGACTTTTTTCAATCTTTCGATGTATTCTTGATTTGCTTGAATATCGTCTTCAAGTTCTTTGTTTATGTCGGAAAAATTTTTTCTTTCCTGGTCCAAACTTAAAATCATGTTGACCAATTCTTCTTTTTCTAATTTAATTAATAAGTTTTTCTGCATTTTATTTGATTTTATTTGATTTTCATTCGTTTAAATTCAACCCATTTTCCGCGACTTGTTCGCCGTTCAAAAATTATTGTCGTTTCGTCTTCGGACAATCTTGATCGTGTTTTTTTTCGTTTTTCCGTTCTTGTTATTCCCATGTTTTAAAATAATTTATATTTTGCCTCTTCAATTCGTTTCTTTGCTATATCAAAATAATTTTCGTCTTGCTCTATTCCTATAAAATTACGATTAGTATTAATACAAGCTACGCCAGTCGAACCGCTTCCCATTGTGAAATCCAAAACCGTTTCGTTTTCGTTAGTGTATGTTTTTATTAAGTATTCCATTAGTGCTAAAGGCTTCTGTGTTGGGTGTAAACTATTGTCATTTGGGTTTTTAACAGTTTGTATAGAGTTAGGGTATCTTGTACCATCATCCTTTTTTCTCGTCCTGTTTAGTTTACCATAAACACCATCTTTATTTGTTAATGGGTCGTTTACGTTTTTGCGTTTATCAATTTTATCTTCACTTACTGTGTATTTTTGAGGATTGTAAACACCTTTAGCATTAAACACTAATATATTTTCGTGCATTTTCCAAGGTTGGTGTTTTAATGTTTGAAAATTACTTCCTTTAGTTTTTTGCCAAATCCATTCATATTTAAAACCTTTTGGATTGCTCATAATTAAAGCACTTGTAAATGGTTGGCTTCCAAACAAAACTATTGCACCATTTGGCTTTATAATTCTATTTAATTGTTCCCACATTAAAGTGAAATCAATTACACTATCCCACTTACAGGCAGTTGTTCCATATGGCGGGTCTGTTATAATTGCGTCAATCGAACCGCTTTTAATGGTCTTCATTAAATCTAAAC